GTGCAGTGGATGGGTCTAATGGTTTTGTTCCAGTTTTTATTCCTTGGTTCACTGATGCTGATTATCGTGAACAAGTGCCAGCGAGTTTTGAAAGAACGCCTGACGAAGAGGAACTAGCTAAACTCTATTCTCTAGACGATGAGCAGCTAATGTTTAGGCGTAGAAAGATTGCCCAAAATGGCATCGACTTGTTTCGCCAAGAGTATCCAAGTGAACCTGATGAAGCCTTTCTAACTACTGGCCGCCCTGTGTTTAATCCAGAGCAGCTATCTCAAAAGCTTAAAGAAACAAGAGACCTTGACCAGCGTCTTGCGCTAGAGGGCGGTGAGTTTATCAATAACGCCCGTGGCGAACTTAGTACATATCGAAAGCATCAAGAAGGTGAATCCTATGTAATCGGGGCAGATGTCGCGATGGGCGTAAGGGGCGGGGACTACTCCGTTTGCCAAGTCCTAGACTCTAAAAAGCGGCAGGTCGCTACATGGCGTGGCCATGCCCATCCTGATTACTTTGCCGAGGTTCTATATGCCCTTGGTGAGTACTACAACGAAGCCTTTATCTGTGTGGAAAATAACTCACACGGAATCCTTACCTGTACTCGGCTCGGTAAAGACATGGCGTATCCAAATTTTTACACCGAGACACAGATAGACAAGCTTACTGACCGAGAGACAACAAAACTCGGCTTTACAACAACTCAGAAGACAAAACCTTTAATCATTGACCAGCTACGCGCAGCAATGCGTGAGGATGAGTTGGAACTGAACTGTAAGGTATCTATTCGCGAAATGCTTTCTTACATAGTGACTGAGAGCGGGGCTATGCAGGCAGAAGCTGGTTGCTTTGATGACTGTGTGATGGCTCTTGCTCTCGCTAATCATGTTCACACGGGTGCATGGACTCCGGTGGAATCTACTGACAATTTTTATATTGAAATGGTTTAAATATGGCAAATAAAAAGGACTACAAGAAACTCTCTGACGCAGAGATAATCGCCTTGTGCGATGACAGCGTGGGGCGGTCTGTTGGTTACCACGATAGTGAACTAAGCCGTGAACGTGCCAATGTAATGGAGTATTACTCGGGTGCAATGCCAAAGCCAATTCACGATGGCAACTCTAAATATGTCTCGCTTGATGTATGGAACGCAGTTGAGTCAATGAAGGCTGCGCTTCTAGAAACTTTTAGTGCTGGAAACAAGATAGTACATTTTGATCCTCAGTCTGCTGATGATGTAAAAATGGCCTCACTATGTACTGCTTATGCAGACTATGTAGCTTTCCGGCAGAACGATTTGTACTCTGTAATGTCATCAGTTATTCATGATGGACTGATTGCCAGAGCAGGCATCTCTAAAGTTTTCTGGTCAGAGCAAGAAGAGACAACCTCTGAGTTTTTCGAGAATCTTACTGAAGATGAACTCGATATGCTGTTGTCCCAGGATAATGTTGAACTGGGTGAGCATGAAGAAGATGACATTGGTTTAATGTCTGGTGAGCTAAGAATTACTAGAGATACTAGCCAAGTAGTAATAGAGAACATACCTCCAGAAGAGTTTCTGATTGAGTCACAGGCAAAGTCTTTAGACAGCGTGTTGTTCTGCGCTCATCGCACAAAGAAAACACTGTCAGACTTGCGCCTTATGGGCTACCCAGAGAAACTTTTGTCAAAGATTGGTGACCACACTGATGTGGACTTAGATACTGATCTTGAGGTGCTGTCTAGGCATGATTCTATCAACGCAGACCGTGGCCACAATGCTCACGGTTACCAAGACCAAGTGCGGTCTGTGATGGTACATGAAGTCTATATGGAACTAGACGTTGAGGGATCGGGAGTTGCAGAACTCTATAAGATAATGAAAGCCGGTAACGTGCTTCTTGAAAAAGAGAAGGTTAATAGAAAACCCTTTATTACATTTGTTCCGCTCCCGATCCCTCACGCTTTCTACGGTAATAACTTTGCTGACAAGCTAGTTGCTACCCAGAATGCACGGACAGTCTTGACTCGGTCTATCCTTGACCATGCGATGATCACTAATAACCCTCGATACACAGTGTTAAAAGGTGGCCTAAGTAATCCGAAAGAACTGATCGACAACAGGGTAGGCGGTCTGGTCAATGTGACACGGCCTGATGCTATTGCCCCAATGATGCAGTCCCCGCTGAACCCATTTACCTTCCAAACGATCTCGATGCTTGAGTCAAACATGGAGGATACGACAGGTGTCAGCAAGCTTTCACAGGGCTTAAATAAAGATGCTGTGAGCAAGCAAAACTCGGCAGCTATGGTAGAGCAGTTAGCTACTATGTCTCAGCAGCGTCAAAAGATCATAGCGCGTAACTTTGCTACGCAGTTCGTCAAGCCTTTATACCAACTGATTTACCAAATCGTAATTGAGCGAGAGGAGCAAGCTAAGTTAGTCGAGATAGGCGGTGAGTATGTCGAGATCGATCCTACGTCATGGGCTGATAAACGTGATGTTACTGTTGAACTGACCCTTGGCTACGGTGAGCAAGAGAAAGAAAGCCAGAAGTACATGGCTATGCATCAAGCTTTTCAGTCTGACCCTAGCCTACAAAAGATGTACACCCCTCAGAACCAATATCAGTTGATTTCCAAAGTTATGGAGATGTCTGGGATTAAGAATGTAGCTGAGTACCTTACTAACCCAGAACAGTTGCCACCAGAGCAGCCTGATCCAGCGCAAGAACTACAACTTGAACTTATGAAAAAGCAGCTTGAGGTTCAAGAGCGCCAGACAGCATTGGGTGAGATGAAGGCACAGATGGAAGCCCAGAACATGCAGATGAAACTGGAACTTGAGCGTCTGAAAGCAGAGAACCAATTCGCCATACAGAGCGATAAAGTTGATCTGAATGAAGCCCAACTTAACCATAAGAAAGTAATTGATACCGCAGAACTTTTGCTTGCACAACAGGCAGACGAGATCACGGCTATCGCCTCACCGAATGCCTAGTGCATTCATGTAAATGTTCTTAAAGGAGAGCAGTAATGAGTAGTGAAGAAGCATTGGTACACAAAGGCGAAGACGCAGAGTTGCTATTGGGTTTAACAGCCTTTACCAACTTGGTGAATACGCAAATTGAAAATGCAACACAGCAGTTTTTCGCCAGTACGCCTGAACAGCATGAACAGCGAGAGGATGCCTATGTGCAATACCGCGCCTTGGCTGATCTTGTTAATACCCTAAGACAGCAAGTTGAAGTCTTAGATCAAATTCGCAACAAAGAAACACCAGAAGAGGGGTAGCACTATGTCTGAAGATAACGTGCAGCAAGACTTTGATTTTGGAAGTGTCGATCAAACGGCAGAAGCCATTTTAGCAAGCTGGGAGGACGCTGATAAAAGTCAGCCATCTGAGGAAAGTGAGTTAGAGGCGACAGATGAATCTACGGATGAAGAAGAGACTATAGTAGAGGAATCTGAAGAAGAGGGTAACGAAGAAACCGAAGACGAAGTTGAGTCTGAAGAAGACCCTGAAGAGTCCCAGGATACCGAGGAAGAAGCAGAGGAATCACCAGAAGAAGTCGATTTGGCTGATGATACTCTTGTTGAACTTCAGGTTGATGGTGAAACGAAGCAGGCATCTTTAAAAGACCTCAAAAGACTTTACGGCCAAGAAGCATCCCTCACACGAAAGTCTCAAGAAACAGCAGCCCAACGTAAAGAAGCCAATGAAGCACTGGAACGCGCAGATGCATCATTACAGGCTATGTTGACTCGCGCTCAAGAGCGTTACCAGCCCTACGAAGAAGTCGATATGTTAGTTGCCTCACGGCAAATGAATCCCGATGACTTTGCGGCATTACGCGCTGAAGCAAAAGCAGCAGAAAGCGATCTGAAGTTCTTTCAAGAAGAAGCCAATAGTTTCTATAGTGACCTCAAAAACAAGCAAGCAGCACAGCAGCAAGAAAGTGCAAAGCAATGTATTGAGGTTCTCAAAAGAGAACTCCCTGAATGGAATAGTGATTTATATAACGACATCAGGAAGCATGCTATCAGCAACGGGCTACCCGAAGAAAGTGTCAATCAGTACACCGATCCTAACGTGATCATATTGCTCCATAAGGCAATGATGTTTGACAAGAATAAGCAGGTAGCAAAGACAAAGAAAGCTAAAGCACCCACAAAGATTCTACGCAGCAAGAAAGCACCGCCTAATAAAACTGAGCAACGTCTCAGCAAGCAGAAGGCAGCGCAAGACCGTTTGCGGAACAGTCCAAGTGGCGGTAATGATCTAGATGACATTGCAGAAATGCTGATGGCCAATTGGGAAGCTGAATAACTCAACTTTTTATTTTATCTCTTAGGAAAAAATTAACATGACTACCTTAACAACATATGCAATTGTCGGCAAAAAAGAAGATGTCTCTGCCTCAATAGCCAACATATCTCCCTCTGCAACTCCTTTCCAAACCATGATCAAAAGCGAGAAAGTATCTGCTCGTAACTTTGACTGGCTTGAGGATGACTTGAGAGCAAGTTCTGCTGCGGGCCTCGTAGAAGGCGCGGATGCTGCAATGACCGCCGTTTCTCAGCCTACTTCTCGTTCAAACGTCACTCAGATCATCGGTGAATCTTTTCAGGTTTCCGCGACTTCTGACGCAGTGGCTACTCATGGCCGCGCTAAATCGACTGCGTATAATTT